TTAACACCTATGGAGTTAGGGATGCAATACAGCCCGAAAACGCAGTTTTTGGGCGCTATCCGCATAACCAAGACCTAAGGATTTTTTAAATCCTGGTCGGTTAAAGGATACCTCGCAGAATCTAGAAACTTTCATCTAGAATAAAGTATTTATAAGAATTTAAAAAATTACTTTTTTTTATATTTTCAGTATAACCAATGGAATCTCTAGACCAAACTGGGCGGTTGTTATATGATTCATATATCAAAGCCCGAGATGCCTGGGTTTCTTATATCAGACCACAAGCAATTACACGCTTAAATTCTTATTTATCTAGCACTGGCAGGCATTATTATAAATATGAATATTATACTGATACCACGCATGGATATATGAAAGACAAACCCGTCCCAACCAAGCCAAAAAGCCAAGATATGGTGGCTAAATATAAGAAGTTATGTATTTTATTCCATCCTGATAAATTCAATCATCCTAGCAGCACGGGATTATTCCATCTCTTGAAAAAATGGTTTGATTCCAATAATTCAGAAATGCTAGATATTCTAGACCGTATCGCACATTTCATTCTAGAAATACCACCCAGTAATGAATTACATAATCTACTAGCAAATCTAGAAAATCCAGATATTCTAGATATAGTAAAATCGAATTGCCGTGATATGGAAGATGCAATATGTATTTTTGATTTGCTTAATTCGGATATTACTAAATTAAGTTCCATCTGTAATACTAATAATACCAGTAATGAAAATATGAAACCTGAAAATTTTATTAATACCAATGCTTATAAATTCTTTATGAATGAAGAATCTATCCGTTTAGAAATAGACGAACAAGCGCTAAATGAAGGGGAATTAATTGAATACATTAAACAACAAGGCAAATATGATGATGCCTTTCTATTTTTCTATGGTGAACGTTATAGAGATAATGAAAATATATTACGGACAGTAGCAGAATTGCAACTGCAGAGAAATGAAGAATTAAAAAAGGAAAATGAAAGATTACGTAGCCAGATTAACCTGCTGTCAAAAACGGATTAAATAATAGGCATATTCATGCAATAAACCTACATTTATGGTTATGTCTAATAAACAACTTCATAATTAACTTAGACTTCATTTTATTAGAGTTTCTTTTTTATTATGTGTTTTTTCAGTTTAACTTCTTTCACCACAACGGGTTCAGGTAGTTGTATATTAGATTCTGCAACTTTTTCAATCTTAGATTTAATTTTCAAGATCCGTTTGGGTTTAATTTTTGATTCAATCGATTGTTCTATTTTTGCCTCTACAACAACGGGTTCTTGCACCTGTATTTTTTCCTTATTAACCCGTTTAAGTTTGGGGTCAGGTATTTCAACATCTTCTTCAGTTTGTTTAACAATATTCTTATAACCAATAATATTGGTATCATTAATTAATTTGATTTCTTCTTCTGATAATTTAAAATGTTTATAGACTTCTTCATCAGTCCATTCTTTATTTAAAGGTGGTAAGGGTATCCATTTACAAGTTGATGCACTTGTATGTTGTGAGTTTTTTCGTATTGATAACATAAAATTCGGTAATCTACATTTCATATAACTTAATAATGATTTTGCTTCATTCTCAGTATCTATTTCAAATGAAATATATGTTTTACAATGAACTTCATTCGGATTTCCAATAAATGTATTACCAAATCCACTATTTGCCGTAAATGCCCCATCAGGAGTAATAACTTTATATTTTGATATATCAGTTTTAATTTCTTTTTTATCAATGTATTTTTCAAATCCTTTTTGTGATGATACATAACATTTAATAGTATCTTTTGTATTTTCTGACTTGAACCTTTTATCATTTGTTTGTATTTTATGATAATCCTGACTTTTATATAATGTTGTAATTGATTCAAACTTTACTAATTTATCAATAAGAGCATGAAATTTACCATCAACAAATACATCATACTTATTTAATTTAGTAATTGAACCATTTAATTTACAATCACCTTTATGGTTAGTATCTTTGAGAAAGTAATTTACACCTCCTTTAATATCAACTGTATTTCCAAATATTTCACACGCATCATCAAAGTGTTTGATATATACAATATCAGTCCGCTCTAACATATTTTTACGAAAACTATCTAACCCTTTTCCACCCGAAAACCAGCGGGAAGGAATTACAAAATATAACAAATTACATTTTTCAATGTAATACTCTACAAATTTGTTATATAATGCTTTTGCTCCTGTTGATTTTAATTCCTCATTATATGGTGGATTACCAATTACAATATCAAACTTAGTAATTCCAAACTCTTTTTGAATATCTAATTGTAAAGAATCGCCTTCATATAAATTAAGTTTATATTCATTATTAATATTAAATATTTGTTTAATGATGAAACAATTCTTCTTGTTATATTCCGCCATAAACAACATATTTTCTAAGATGTGTTTTTTTCGGTCTTTCTCGTTGGGTATTTTCTGCTTCAATGCATCCATTAACTTGTAATAAATCGCAATTGGAAAGTTTCCCATTCCTGCGGTTGTATCACCCCATTTTAAAGTTTCATCTTCAAAAATATTTTTTTTATATTTTTCTTTGTAATATGCTTCTAAATCGCCTAACATATCATTATTAATAAAACTCATCGGTGTAAATACCTCCCCAAATTTCTTTTTTTCTATCTCTTTGGGTTTCAAGCATTCATTAATTAATTCTAATAATTCTTTTGGACTATCTATTAAACTTTGCAAAGACATTTTAAAATTAATTGAGATATTATATGTATTTGAATTCTTATCAAAATATTTTGATACTATATTTTTTATAATATTTATTAAATCTTTCTTATTCCACCAAATTAAACACATATCATCAAACATATCCAATAGTTCTGGATTTTCTTGTATATCGTTTAACATCTTAACAAAATCCTTATTTGTATTCTTAATAGTTAATATGCAAGTTAATGGTATAACATAAGGCAATACATCTTTAGTAAATGAGATTTTAATTTCCTCTTTTTCAGGTTTTTCTTCTTTATCACCGCTCTCCGTTTGTTTGGCAGTATTCTCTACACTATCATCGCTAACTTTGTCTTTGCCTGATGGTAATTCTTGTAATTCATCATTTTCATCGGCAACTTCAATTGTAGTATTTACTTTATCATCTTTTAATGAACTGGTAAATGACTTATTAATTATCTTCTGCGTCGATGTATCAAACTCTACATAATCATTATCCAAGTTTCGTAATAGCGTCTTGAAACTATTAATTGGATCAGATTTCCAAATTTCCATTAATTTAGATACTATCGCATCACTATTTAACTTCTTTTGTTCCATCATATCAATATCAATATTAATTAAATGGTTTTCAATTAGATACTTGATTTTATCTTCTGTGCTTTTATCATTCTTATATATCGTGTAATTCACACAAGTATTAAGAACCCGACTGATATTTAAATCTACCACAAACCCTAACTTCTTCTGAGAACATTCCGTCATGCATCTATACATTTGTTGTAAGACCTTATCAGATGAAAGGGTATTATTCATTAACGCGACTACATCACACATATTCAGCGTAATGCCTAATGTCAGCATATTACCTGCTAATAAAATCAAACCTTCTTTGCCTTCCGCTTTTGCGATTTTTTCCTGTTTTGTAATATCATCCTTAATATCTTTTGCTAAATCTTTATTCTTACGGTTAATACATAACACATTATATTTTTTGAGGATATTATCTTCCTTCATTAGTAGTTCTAAGCATTTTGAAATTTCATTAATATTATCACTTGGTAGAAACCAAATTTGGGTAAAAGGTTTGCGTGTTTCTTTATCAGAACATATTTTCAAAATCCGTGAAAACATAGATTTATCACCATGTTTGAAATCTTGCTCCTTATTTGAACCAGAAATAAAGCGTAGGACTATTTTAACTTCACTTTCAAATTGAAACTTTGTCTTTTGCTTATTTAGTGCAAACAATACATCAAAACAAAACCCGTACTTACTACCCATAATTTTATCTTTTATTATATCGTATCTTTGACTATCAAACATCGTTGTAATCAAATACAAATCGGGCATATTTTCATAAGGTTTAAAAATATTATTTATATCATAACCTAAATCTGTAAAATACTTAATAGTTGAAATAACACTTGTATCGCCGTGTTTCTCTTTTAATTTCTCAACATTAGTCTCATCTACCAAAATACTTTTACAGATTTGCTCGTCTTCAATATCCCAATACATTTGACATTCTTCGGGTATATTCCATTCACGCAAAGGTTTATTATAAGTTGCGGTTAAATATATTCTAATCGTGTTCTTGGATGAATAAGAATCTAAAATAGATTTGGATAAATCCGTAGTACCGCTAAAATGATTTTCATCAAAGCCAATAATATCCAATTTCAAATTCTTAATTTTCATAATAGTTTTATCTGTTTTGCCATCATTAATATATTTTTGTAATAGTTGTTTAGACATAACGAATATATTATTTTCACCTAATACAATATTATCAATTGCATTTGAACCCTCAATATGATGAATTTTAAATGCTTCAAACTCTTTGAATTTGTTAAATAAGTCATCCGTAAATTGCGGCGCTGTTTCTGTTGGCGCGGGTGTAATAATCAAAGCATTAAATTTTTGCTTAATTTGAAATTGTTTGATAATTAAGCCACCAACCATATAAGTTTTACCACTTCTACATTTACAACCCCATAAAAATGTGTTTTGCCCTTCTTCAATAAGATTAGATGTTTTTTGTGCAATAAGTTCTTGATGAAATCTCAAACATAAATTACATTTAGGTGATAAATAAATTTCATCATAATTAATTTTACCATCTTTAGTTGCCTTCATATGTTTAAGTATATCAGCTTTAAAGTGTAAGAAACACTTATTCAAATCATTCTTATCAAAAATGCGTTCGTCAGTAATATATTTTGTTATATGATTGCTTGAGTTATTAGCGTTTTTAACTTTTTCCAAAACAGACTTTTTATCTGGTACAAGTAAATAAATCTCAAAATTAGAATAAATATGTTTATTATCATCTATAACTGAAATTATATTTTGAATATCATAGTAATCAACTGATTTTTGTTTAGTAATATCATCTTTACTTTTAGGATATTTAGAACTGATAAAGGTAAAAGTATTATCCGTATTATTAAATAAAGATATATCCGAACATCCACTTGAATTACCACTTATAACTTTTTCATTTAAATAATATTTAAACGTTGTAAGTGGTTTAAGTTTTCCATTATTCATATTGCCAATCATATGCGTAAAATTAGATTTTGGAAAATAATTACAAAATCCAAATTTAATACACACATCCCATAGGCGTTCATATATAAATCCTTTTTCAGATTGATTAGTACAAATATCCAATATATCATCAACACTCTCAAATGTTGTAATATGTGTAATAAATTCTTTAATATTCATATTCTTAATTGCTGCTAAACTCATTTCTTTGGTATTATTATTTATTAAAGT